CGAGCCGATCTGATAGCGCCCGGTGTAGCCGGCGCTGTTGGTCGCGCCGTAGCCGCGGGCGCCGGATTCGTGCGCGCCGAGCGCCTCGCGCACCAGCGCCCCCGGCTCGTAGCCGGGCGGCGTCGCGGGCGCACCAGGCGGTGCCGCGGCACCAGGCGGCGCGCCGGCGGGCGCCGCCGGCGTCTCCGTGGTCACGTCGGTGACGCCCTGCGGGCCGCCGAGGCCACGCGTCAGGAACCGCGCGACCAGCTGCTGGCCGGCCATCTGCTGCTGCAGGATCTGCCGTTTCAGGGCCAGGTCGGCCTGCGCCGCCTGCGCCGCCTGCTCGTTGATCACCTGCTGCCGCCCCGCCGTCAGCGAATCGGTGAGCCCCTGCATGAAGGTCGGCGCCGGGCCAAAGCGCGGCGCCGCCGCGTCGGCCGCTGAGCTGCCGAAGGCCAGCAGCGCGTCGAACGCCGATTGCTGCTGATGCGGCGACATGCGCGGCGGCAGCGGCGCGCCCTCCGGCGTCATGCCGTAGACCGGCGTGTCCGGCGCGCCGAGGCGAAATCCCGAGGCGATATTGCCCAGCAGCGACATCACCGGGTCTTCCGCGTTGAGCAACGATACCATCGGCTATCCCAACAATGAGGCGCGCGGCTGCAGCGGCGCCGGCGTGGCCTGCGACAGCATCGCCGCGCGGTGCATCTGCAGCAGCGTGGCCAACAGGTTAGGCAAGCCCTGCGTCGCGGTCTGGCTGGGTCCGGGGCCTTGGCCGCCGCGCTTGTCGTAGGCGGCGTCGCTCGTGCCGGCCTTGCTGGCGACATTGCCAACATTGCCGAGCAACTGGGATACTTTGCTCCAATCGGTCGCCGAGCCGCCCTTGCCGCCCTTGCCGCCGCCACCGCCGCCATAGACCGTGCCGCCTTCGGTTAAGCCGGCCAGCGCCAATGCGTCATCAGCCAAAGCCATCGTCGTGCTCCTACAGCAGCGCCAGCAGCAGACCGAGGCCGGCACCGCCGCCGGCCGCGAGTCCGGAGGAAATCCCCAGCGTGCCCGCCAGCGCACCGCCCAGCGCGGCGCCCGTGGCGGCGCCGCTGAGCCCCGTCATCGCCTGATTGCCGCGGTTGAGTGGCTGCGTGCTGCTCGTCGTCCCGCCGTAGGGCGTTGCACTCAGCGCCGACTGGCGGATCGCCAGCTGCTCCAGCGGGTAGTCGCGCGCCTGCTGCCAGTTCGCCAGCGCGGCATTCATCTCGGTCTGCGCCTGGTTTTGCTGCAGCGCCCCGGCCGACGCCAGCGCACCGGCGCCGGTGAGCCCGGCGGTCTGCCCCGCGGTGGCGCCCTGGGTGACCCCGGCGGCCTGCGCCAGCGCGGTCTGCACCGCGGTGTTCCACCCCTGGCTGCGGATATTCGCCGAGAGATCGCCGGCCTGGCGCGCGGTGTTGCCCGCGAGCTCGGCTGACTGCACGCCGAAGCGCGTGCCGCCGAACGCCCCGGCCGAAGCGGCGCGGCTCGCCAGATCGTTCTGCGCCTGGTCGGCACTGCGCTGCAGCTGCGCCTCCGCGCCGGCCTCGACGTTGCCGAGGTAGGGATTCAACAGCGACTGCGCCGTGCTGGTGAGATTGCCGCCGGTGATGGCCCTGGTGGCACCGGTGATCGCGTCGCTGGCGCCGGTCGAATTGGCGCGGATCCAGTCCATCGCGCTGGTCAGATCGGGCGGCGTCCCGGCCACCGTCGGGCCGGCATAGGCTTCATAGGGGCGCGCCGCCACCTGCTTGGCGAACTCCAGGTTTTCCGCGCCGCCCTGCTGCAACCACATCGGCAGCTCGGTCTTGTTGACCACCGTCTGCGGCCCGCCACCACCCTTGCTCATGACGCGCCACCCAGATCCTTGCGGTAACCGATACCGGCGGCCTGAAATCCGAGCCGGCTGAGCACCGGCGCCCAGCCCTTGCGGCCGAACGCCACGGCGCGCGTCGCCCCCTGGGTGCGCGCCCAGGCCTCGATCTCCGGCACCAGCGCCAGCGCGTCGGCCAGCCGCCCGCCGACCAGCCAGTAGTTGACGTCGCGACAGCGCGGGTAGTGGTGGATCTCGGTGACGATCGCCGCCGCGCCGCGCTGCCAGTATTGCGCCCGGCCGTCGAGCAGCCGGGGCACCACGTCGCTCTGGAAATCATGCGTCCCGCCGGCCAGCGCGAGGGCGCGCTCGAGGCAGTCGACGACGCGCGCCTCCGCCGGATCGAGCCGCGGGCTCATCGCGCCGGCACCGTGCTCAGCACGCCGGTGGCCGACACCGTCACCGTCCAGGCCGAGCCGTCCGCCGCGGTCAGCACCAGCGCCGGCAAGGCGGGCGTGGTGCCGGTTTTCAGGTTGGCCTGGTCGGCCCGCTCGAGCTGCTCCATCGCGCTGTTGAACTCCTGCGGCGTCGGTGCCCCGCGCGCCGCGCGCGGCAGGCGGAGCGACGGCATGGCGGGGCGCCGGCTCACCGGCCGGGTCCGGGGGTCAGGCCGAGGCGGATGCGGCCGAGCTGCCACGGGCCGTCCTGCCGCCCCTCGATGCGCAGCCGCAGCGAGCGCGTGTCGAGCAGCACGTCGATCACCCCGTCGGTGCGCGCCTGGGCGTCGTACACCCCGAAGTCGGTTTCACTGTCCTCCGCCTCGAGTTGGCCTTTCAGGTGGAACTGCACCAGATCCGCCTGCCGCAGGTCGGGGTAGATCGCATCGAGCTGCACCAGTGTGTCGCCGTCGCCGATCTGCAGATCGCCGGTCTCGGCGTAGACCGCGGCACCGCGCGGCGCGCCGTCGTCGAGATAGCCGGTTTCGTGCTGGTAGACGGTGCCTGCCACGGTGCCCAGCAGCGGCAGCCCGTACGCGCCGGGCTCGGCGCCAATGCTGCGGGCGAGTATCCCATGGGTCCAGAGGTTGTCCTTGTAATTCCACGTCACGTAATGATCCGGCGACGTCGCCGACGCGGATGGATAGTGCCAGGTGACCTCGGGGAAGATCCCGTTGTGGAAACCGAACGCCTGGCCGGCGGTGATGGCGTTAAGGTCGGCGAACACATAGCCGTCGATATCGCTCGGCAGCGGCCGGACGTTGCCGTCGTAAATCCAGAAACTCTGCTTGCCCATCCACACGCTACGGCCGGCCCAGCCGACCATTGCCTCGGGGCCGATCGGCCCGCAGCCGGAGCCGATGCGCTGCAGGCCGTAGACGTAGGGCGTGCCGACGAATTGCAGCATATGCACGTCGTCGTCGCACCAGATCAGGATGCCTTGTGCGACCCGGCGCATCGCCAGCCCGGTGCCGGTCGAGCGTAGTTGCAATGAGCCCGCGGTATTGGTCGCGGTCGGCGCCCAGTCGGTGAGCAGTTCGAGCGAGCACCAGTCGATCCGCCGCGGGTCGTCTGCGGCCCCGAGGATGACGACACTGCGCTCGTCCGTGGTGATGAAGCTGCGCCCGGTCGGCGCGCCGGCGACCGGTGCCAGCTTTGTGGTGACCGGCAGCACCGGCGACCATTGCAGCAGCCGCCCGTCGGCGCTGCCCATGGCCAGCAGCGTCTCGCCGTAATTGTCGAGCGCGATCTGGTCGCCCGGCCCGGCGCGGTATTGCTCCGGCTCCAGCGTGCGGTGCGTGCCGTAGGTCTCCAGCCCGTAGCCGCCGATGCCGTAGCCGTCGAGCAGGCCGGCGGCCTGGCCGGCCACAAAGTCGTCCGGCGAGATCACCGTGCCGGTGGCGCCGTCCCACACGACGATGTCGGCCAGCGACGCCGCCGCCACCCAGCGCAGCCGGTCGAGGTCGCGCCACGACAGCAGGTTGCGCACCGGCCCGTTGGTCTGCACGCCGGGCAGGGTTTTCCAGCCGCCGATCGGCGTCAGCATGCCGCCGGCGAAACGCACCAACGACATATCCCACCAACCGCCGCGGGTGTCCTGCGGCGTGGCGCGCCGCTTCGAGCCGGGCGGCAGCGTCAGGGCGACGCGCTTACCGGCCACCCTCGTCCTCGTCCTTATCGGTGGCGAGCAAGGTGCCCGGGTAGGCGGTCGGCATGCGCATCACGCCGACGCTGCCGTCGCCCTGCTGGGTGTTCGGCGGCGAGGGCTCCAGCCGGTAGTCGCCGAGCGCCGCCGCGCGCTCGGTCAGCGCCCGCATCGTGGCGATGCGCTCGGCCTGCGGCAGCGCCAGCAGCTGGCCGAGCGTCATTTGGAGCGGCAGCGTCATTCCGGCGGCGACGGCTGCGGCGGCGGGGTCTGCGGCGGCGGCGGCGGGGTCGGCGCGGGCGGTTCTGGCGCCGGCGCCGGCTCGTCGGGCTGCAACTCCTCGGCGAGGATGCGCCGCTGCTCGGCGAGCGCCGCGGCCTGCTCGCGCAGCGCGTCGATCGCCTGCTGCGCCTCCTCCGCCGGCATCGCCAGCAGCTCGGCGACGGTCATGCCGCCCGACACCGCGAGATCCGACGGCGTGTCGTCCGGCCGCCCCACGGCGCGCTGCTGGTGCTCGTAGCCGGGCCGCGGCGGCGGCGCACCGCGGCCCTGCATGATTTGGGTGAACAGCGCCGCGTCCCACGGTTTCGGGTCTTCGTGGAACCGCCGCTGCTCGATCGGCGGCGGCTGCGTGTAGGGATACTGGCCGACCTCGGGGTCATCGGCAGGCAGTTGCTCAGACATGATGTCGTCCTCCTACGGAATAACGGTTTTGGTCGCCTTGATCATCCACTGCACGCCGACGCCCGCCTGCATGTTGTTGTGCGCGGCACCGCCGCCGGCGGCGGCAATGGACAGGTTGTGCGCATGCCCGCCGCCCGTGCTGGTGGTGAGCGGCGTGCCGCCGGTCTGGGTCGGATTGCTGATGAATTGCTGGAAGCCGGCGGCGGCGCCGCCCAGCAAGCCAGGGTCCACGGTGTGGTTATGCACACCCTGCGTGTCGGTGGCGCCGGTATGGCTATGCGACGGCAGTTCGCTGACCTGCAGCACATGGCTGTTTTCGCCGTGCAGCGTGCCGACGAAGATCGTGCCGTTGTCGCGATGCACCAGCACCCGGCCGACGTAGTTCGGCACGTTGAAGGTGGTCGAGCCGTCGCCCCCCCCGTAGGTCGTGCCGAGCAGCGCGAACAGATCGGCGAAGCCGGTGCGGCTAAGTGCGCCGCCATCACACGCCACCCAGTATAGCGGCGCCGCCGCCATCGGCCACGGGCGGATCGTGCCGACCGGCTCGATGGTATTGGCGAGCGCGGACTTGATGGCGTTGATCTGCGTTTGCAGTGACCCGCCGCTGCTGGTCGCCGTCCACAGATCGGCGTCCAACTTGGTCCAGTTGTTGTTGATCAGGTCGCCCCAGGCGTCGCGGTCCAGGCCGACCGTCGGCAGGGTGTAATTATAATGGGGGGTGGTTGGA